GCTTCTATGAGTTTACACATTAGACCTTCAGGATTAGTTGGTTCATATCCATCACTACCCACTACATTGTAGAATCGAAAGATAGTATAATCTTGTTTTCTATGTTGTGTGCAATACTCACGTATTACATCTTCTGCCGCACGTTTACTAATACCATATGCGCTATTGCAATCTTGTGCGGCACCTGTACTTGAAAAGATAAAGTTCTTTGCTTTTATTCTGTTAATAACATTCATCGTACCATTCAAGTTAGTAATATAATATTTGATTGGTATTTGTTCACTCTCGCCTACACGAACTAATGCGGCTAAGTGAATAACAGCATCGTACTCAATATCTTCCGGCATTGTAAATTGTCTATTGATATCACATCGATAGAATTCATTGAGTGGTGCTTGTGGGTCAACAATATCTAGACCATGAACTTCATAGTCATTTGCTAATAGTTTACATAGATGTGAACCTATGTAACCTGAACAACCTGTGATTAAAACTTTTTTCATTAAAAATTAAACAGGCTTATACCTGTTTCCTCTTCTGTGGGTTCAAAACTAGGATCTTTTGTTAAGTAAGTATCATTGTCAGTATAGATAACACGAAAACGATGTTTGTTTGTGTAGATGGGTAGGTAATCTTCAATTAATGTTCTACCGATACTTTCAGTAAAATCTTTATATTTTACAGTAGTTTCCTGACATATTTTAGCAGTAGTACTAGACGATTGTTTGGGTTTGAATTCGTTAAAACACTCATTCCACTTGTGAAATACTTTTGATTCTTGGTCCTGTGCGTGTTCTAATGATCCTAAATTATACCATCTTTCTGCTTGTTCAAAAACATCATATAATTCTTTTGCTTTCTCTGCCATGTTCTTTTTGTTACAGGTATAAAAGAAGTCACTGTTGAAATTATTAGTCCATCGTTGTTCTGTTAAAACTAATGTAGGCAATTGAATGTGTTGCTCGTAGAATGCCATACCGTAACTTTCTACAATGCTAGGGTTGAAAGCAATACGTGAACTTTTAATAAAATCTACTTTCTCTTGCCCAATGATACTAGCACGAACATCATACTTAACTCCCAAGTTTGCTAGACGTTCTTCAAACTTGCTTACCCCAGTGGGGCTAGTCATTACTTTAGCCGGTAACTTAATCTGTTCAATTAAGTCAATAAACAGTTCAGGATTCTTACCTTCTTCCCACCTACCAACAAATAGTATACCTTCACGTTCACCTGTATATTCAGTCAACAAGTCTCTCTCAGAGATAGGAATGGGTAGATTATATGCACCAATGTGTGAGGCATTAAACTTACTTTGTGTACCTATAAAGACATTATCAGTTTGTAATTGCTGACGCATCATTACATTGACATTGTGTAAGAATGGATTCTTGGTGTCTTTGAAAATTTGACTCTCTAAATGCGTATAAGCGATAATTTGAACTGATTCTTCTAAACCCATTGTGCTGGCAACTTGAACAGTTTCATATGTGTTGCATACCAACACATCATACATGTTTTCATGTAACGCCCTTGAAATTGCATTACTGAAATTCTCCATTCTGGCATAGTTGAACGTATCTTTATGCGAATATAAATTATTATGTGCAGTGTATGCTAAAACTTTTTTTGGAGCAATTATTCTAGCGTTTAATGATTTGATGAAATTGTCTTCGGTTACTGGTTTATCAACGATAATATCAACTTTAATGTTGTGTTGATTCATCAATTCACAAAAACTTTTTGTAAATTGCCCGATGCCACCGTGAGGTATTAATGTTTGTGAGCTTACTAAAAAGCCAATTCGTTTATCGTATGTTCTCATTTGTCTTTCACTATAGGCACATCTTGCCATTCAGTCCATTCACGCTTTTTAGTAAAACTACCGTTTGTAGTAGTTCTACTATAGTCTGTAACTTCAAGTTGTGTTCTATATTGTAACACTTTTTCAGGTCCGTCCCAACCGTTTCGGACAAGATATCTTAGTTCATACATATATTTACCTTGTTAGTTTCCATATAATATGGGTATTCTTATCGTGCCATCTATATTCAAAAATAGATTCTCCAGGACCTGTAATAATTCTAGTCATGCGATAACCAAATTTTAACCAAATACGCTTTCCTGATATATCACATTTTTGCGGTAACCAAGCGAACTTAAGTTCAGTACCTATCAATTTGTCATAAAAATAATCGTATGATTGTACTTGATCTAATGGCATATTAGAATAAATCTACACGTTCCCATGGCAAGTCAGGCTTACCGAAATGACCATAGTTAGTAGTTGTACTATAGATTGGTCTAAACAAATCAAATCTATCAATGATACCTTTAGGTGTCAAATCAACATTGTCTTGAATCCATTTAGTTAACTCACGACTTTGAGGCTTGTGGTCTGTCTCAACATAAAAACTCATGGGCTGTGCAAGACCAATAGCGTAACTAATCTGTACTGTAGCCCAATCTGCTTTACCACTTGCTACAATGTTCTTGGCTAAGTAGCGTGTTAAGTAGGCAGCAGACCTATCCACTTTAGTAGGATCTTTGCCACTGAAGGCTCCGCCACCATGAGGACTATAGCCACCGTAAGTATCAACAATAATCTTACGGCCAGTAAGCCCAGTGTCACCATCAGGACCACCGATAACAAATCTACCAGTTGGGTTAATAAAGAATTTTGTTTCATTGTCTACAAATTGTGATGGTAAAATACTGCGAATGATATGTTCTACGGAAACTCTAACTAAGTCAATTTCTGCATCCTCGTTGTGTTGTGTGCTACAAACAACTTTACTAATACGTTTAGGTGTGTTGTCATCATTGTATTCAAATGTAACTTGACTCTTAGCATCTGGTCCAAGATAAGGTGCAGAACCTACTTTGCGTAGTCTTGTTAATTCTTCTACGATACGATGACTCCAGTAGATAGCACTAGGCATATGATTCTCAGTCTCGCTACAAGCATAACCGAACATTAAGCCTTGATCTCCGGCACCGAATGTATCTGTACCTAAGGCAATATCAGCACTTTGTCCGTGTAGTAGATTAGTAATCTCTACATTACGCCAGTCAAAGCCTGATTGCTCATATCCAACGTCTTTGATAACTTTGCGTACTGCACTCTCAACAGCTTCTCCGTGCAATATACCTTTGTATTCACCCGCAACTACTACACGATTGGTTGTAACTAATGTTTCACAGGCACAACGTAATGCAGGATTTCGTTGTTCCATTACTAAATCTAATACTGCATCACTAATTGCATCTGCAATTTTATCTGGGTGTCCCTCAGATACGCTCTCACTTGTAAATAAATAACTCATATTTTCCTTTTAAATTAGGTTCCCCACTCGTTTTTAAAGAGTGGTACTTGTAGTCTATCGCTGTAACGATAACCACGATTCATTGCTTCAATCGCAACATTTTTTGCATTCATATTGTATATACTCTCTACACCACCACATGGCATAAAATATACTGGACCTCTGAATCCTCTAGCACGAAATTGTGTGACTGCCTCATCAGCCTCGAGTGCATCTTCTTTTGTAGCAATAACAAACTTAAGATATACAAAGCCTACACTTTCATATTGATGAATGATATCAGGACAAATTGCTTCTTCCCACTTCTCACCACTGATACTTAATTTAGGACTTACACTAAATGTAAGTGCATTCTTTTCTCTGTTAATCTTCCATTTTTGTAGATATATTTTAAACTCTTGGCTTAGTTCTTGTGTGCCATTAGTTTCAAATGTAATCTCTTTCAACGCTCTCATTTTCTCGTTTGAAAGTAAGTCTGGATATGCTCTTTGCCAGCCAAGAAGAGGTTCTCCACCAGTGATAACAAGATGCTCATCCATCCAGCGATTGTGAGGAAGCATATCCATAATGCTGTCAACAATACCATCGGTACTGACAACAGGACTAAGATGCTTAAACCTAGGGTCCCAAGATGCATAAGAATCACATCCCGTGCTGACAAGCGGTAAGGATTTATAATCTGTATAATCTTCTGCTTTAATTGCGATAACATCTCTCTCACTACTTAATTCCCCTTTATTCATGCCGAACCCACCGCATGTAAAATTACATCCATAAGTGCGTAGAAACACAGACGGTACGCCCATGTATCTACCTTCACCTTGAATGCTGTAAAATAACTCTGATACTTTTAAATGATTCATTTTGGTTGTATGTTGTAATTTTTAAGAATGACTTCACCCCAAGTGCCGCCACCTTGTTTGTAAATGTGATTAACTTGCTTTGCACAATCTCTAATTAATAGTTCTGCAAACTTTTCAATATCAAACGATTGATTTCTATCGTAGATGCTATCACCTGATCTAAAACCACATTGCTCTGCAAATTCTTCAATTTTTTTGTTCATATTTTATACTATTCAAGTTTCCCAATATAATTTTTGGATCATCAAAAACACTATCTTGTAATATTTGATAAAGTTCCTGTTTTTCAGTAGTTGTCAAATCAAAATCGTTTTCAAATCTAATACTATTAATATGTCCCCATTGTACTACAAAATTAAAATAAATGCTAGTTAGATGGCTATATGTTAGTTGCCATTGGGCAAATTCTTTAACTTCTTTATAATTTAATTTTTGTACCGTAAAAATTGTTAAAAAAACTTTTAAATTTCTAAACTGATTTTTTTCTATTGATTTGTTTAACGATTGAAGATTCTTCTTAACTTTTTCCAGCGAACCGTTTTTGCGAACTATATTATATGTTTTTTCTGTGGCTGCATCAATACTCACATTTATTTGATATATGTTATCCCATAATTGTTGTATTTCATTCAGTTTTTTTGTAGTCATTAATATACCATTTGTAGACAACTTCAACAATAAATTTTTATGTGGTTTTAATTTTTTTAAATAATCCCAATATATTGGGCTTGCAAATGCATCACCACTTCCAGTTATATTTAATAGTAACTTTTCATCATTGAGTAACAGATAATCAATTAGATTTTGAACACCGGTATGTACTTTATCTAGTGTTTCATTTTCACCCAATGAATACATTATCAGTTCGTTTCTACAGCTAGGACATTGTAGATTACATGATGGATCGTAACTAAAATTAATAGCTAATGGTATTTTTTTCTTATATTCACTTAGCTCACTTAGAGGTACAATGTACCCAGCTGGATTTTTACCATTTAATATAGAATTGATATACGGACAATGGTCATTACATTCAGTAAACTTACCTTGATCCATATCACTAATCAATGATAAACGTTCTATATTGTTTAATATTTCTTTAGGAGAATCTGTTAAAATATTTCCAACAAATTTAGGTAACCATGTGAAACAGCAAATAGATATATCACCTGAGATATGTATTTCAATATACTTAGATATACGATAACACCCGTACTTGTTTAAAGTAGATTCAGGAAATAAATATTCACTTGCTGGTTTTATTAAGTAATTCATTACCAATGATGTAAAGTGTTTGCTATGATAAAACAACATGTTATCACATGTAGTACTACCCAGAAAGTTTTTAGGAACAATGCGACCTTAGCTTCTCTTAATGTAAGAATGGGTACATCAGGCCGATCATCATCTGTATTACCCATCAGATGACCGGTAGCTCTAGCCCAAATTTTTTCTAAACTATTCATTTCTTTCTCCGATTGCATAGAACCAATCATCTCCTGCACTCCATTTGCGAGTACCATCAACTGTAAATATTGTTTGTGCGGCTTTGAAGTCTGGGAACTTAACATTACCTGAAATCAAACTTTGATCGTACCATAAACATCTATTGTTGGGCTGACATGCAAACTGTCCGTTTTCTAATTTAATAAAATTAAAACTCTTGTGTTCCTCAGCAACCTCAGTAAATCCTGTGTCTACATCCATACCATCAGCGCAAAAATCCACTGTAAACAAATAGGTGCCATGATGCCATTCTTTATCTTTACCTAAGAACTTTACACCTAGATTACGTAATCCTATTTTTTCAACAATAGTAAAACGATAACCCATACAGTCCCAAAGCTGTAATATATCTATAGGTAAGTTGCCAGTGTAATCTTCTTTCCATACATAAGCATGAATAGGTAACTTGTCATAGAGTGCTCCATAATTGGGTAATAATGATTCTATACGAAACACTTGCCCTCTTAATGCTTTGAGACTGACCCATATAGCAGGTTCTAATTCGCCGTGACCTTTTTCAAAGTTATAGAGAAACTCTCGTTTAACAAAACATTTGATTGGTGGTAACGATCCTACAATATAACTCATTATTTTCTATCACCGAATAGTTGTAATAGGTTAATAAACAAGTTGATAAAGTCCATGTATAGAGTTAGTGCACCACGAACCTCTGCGCTATCACTAGTTTCTACGCTGAGTTCTTCGCGGATCTTCTGTGTATCATATGCAGTTAGTCCTAAGAAGATAATAATTGCTAAAGCACTGATTACCATCTGCATCACTGTTGAGCCAATAAAGATATTAACGATACTAGCGATAACAATAGCAATTAGTCCCACAAACATAAACTTACCAAGACTGTCTAAACTCTGCTTAGTAAAGTAGCCGTAGCCACTCATTACACCAAACAGTACGGCTGCACCCATGAATGCTGACACAATACTGCCCATGGTAAACACAGCAAAGATTGTAGCAAAGCTCAATCCCATCAATGCGGCAAAGCCGTGTAAACATAATTGCGCTACACCTTTACTAGGATTATTGGCTAGTACCATACTAACACCAAAGATTGCCGCAATTGGTGAAAGTATTACAATCCATTTCATCCAGCCTGTAAAAAAGAATGCCAATAACTCTGGGCTAGAGCCAACAAAGTAGCTGACAAACATTGATACAATAACTGCTAGACTCATATGTCCATAGACACGACCCATTGCTGAGTTAATTTCACTTGCAGAACGATATGATACTGCATTTTCATAAGTTGTTTCAAACATAGTTTTCTCCTTAAAATTTATTTGATGCTAATACGATTTGACAAATATGTTCTAATCGTTCGATGTGTTCAAAAGCACGCCACGGACTTGTATCAATAGCTACAACTCCGTGCCCTTTGATGCCCACAATGTCATAAGAAATGTTACCCTCGTTGTCTAACTTGAGATTCTCATGGCAACGATCAGCAAGTTCTTGGCTGATAGGCGCTACATCTCCTACGTTAGGTGCCACTTTAGTGTAACGGCTGAGTTCTGGAAAGTCATTAGCAAGGCTACTTAACTCAATACCACGATGCATTGCCGCAACACAGTAAGTGGGATGTAAGTGAACTACCACACGAACATCGTTTTTATGTTGACCCATCATCTTTTGTAGACCAAAGTGTAATGGTAGTTCACCGCTAGGTCTAAGATTTTTACTGATATCAGTATAAGGTAAATCTACATGACTCCATCTATCAATGGGCTGATGCATTATACCAATCTTTTTAAACTGGTCAGGTTGCATTGTCTGTTTACGCACACCACTAGGGGTAATGTAAAAATGGTCACGGTCGTGATGACGAATACTTACATTACCATCACGACTGGTAATCCAGTTGCGTCTATACGCTTCGACTAATGTATCGCAAATTGTTTCTAACATGGTTATCCTTTGTCCTTATACGTATCCCATAATACTATTCCTATTACAGCTACTATAACTATTACAGCAATAATTTCATTAGTAATCACACTCATGCTCCTTGATAATAGTTTAGTTCATCTTCTTCGGTAAGCTCCGGAGTATTCCAAACATTACGATTGTTCCATTCACGAATACGATCCAATCGTTCCTGTTCCGTTAGTTCATAGCATCTAGGGTTACGATCCGGCTGTCGAAGTGCCTCAACCCCTCTTTCGAATAAAGACATTATGCAAACTCTCTGTCTTCCCTATGACCACCACGACCTGCCATATTACTATCAGTCTCACGGACCTCTACTCTACAGCACCATACACGCTTTGCTTCTTCACTACCACAGTTGGGCAAGAAGATTGTGTTGATGTATTCATATAAAAAGTCAGCAATACCTTCACAACCAGTACGTTCTACTTCTGTAATCTTTGCTAGTTTAAGCTCACCCAAACGCAATAATTCGTCACGCATAGGGTCATCTTGTGCGACTAATAATGTATGATCGAACCATTCTTCTAGTTTATCTTTAAGTGGACGCAATCCACCAAAGTCAGTTACCCAGTTACGTGCGTCTAGTGTGTCAGCTTCAAATTCAAAGTGAAAACTCATAGCATAACCATGAATTAAGTTACAATGACTGTCAGCACGCCATTGACGATATGCGACAGGACCTATTTGTCTGTATGTTTTTGTTGAAAAGAATTTTTTGTTTGCCATGATTTCTCCTATGTTGTATTATAGCATAGGCAGCAGAATTTGTAAAGCGGGATGATGTCCGAAGACCGCTATAGTTATTTATTAAGAACGTTAATAATCTGGGCATCAGCTACCCGTTTCCTTAAACTTGAACTACTAAAACTATGGTCACGACCATTAAAGACAATTTCAATATTTCTATCAAAACATTCATCTCTACCCGAAAAATCTTTATCAGCATATTCAACACCTAAAATACGAACATCTACGGGAAGAATAAGCAACAAGTCTCGCAAGTCTTGTTCGGTTTGATATACAACCACTTCATCAACATAACGGCAAGCTGATAATTGAATCTGTCGTTCTACGATACTTTGAACTGGTTTATTTTTAGTATCAGGTCTATCAATAGTAGGATCAGTTTGTAATCCTGCAATTAAGTAATCACAGTGATTCTTTGCTTCACTTAACATAGCAATATGCCCTGCGTGTAGCATATCAAATGTGCTGAAGGTGATACCAATCTTCTTACCTTCTTGTTTAAGTTTCTTAATATGATTGAAAATCATTTTGAAAGAGTTCTCCACATTTTCTTTTGTTCATTCTCTTTTAAGAATTCATCCTCACCTACAAATGTAGGGCTATCAGCCATGATCTCATCCAACAACCATTTTAGTTTATGTAAATCTTGTTTGATTCCCCATTGAACATATCCGTCATTGTATGGACTGTGAAGTTCTACTCCTGCTAGATAGATTTGATGATGTACTGAATTATAATCCATTGGTTTACTAAATCCCATTATTTGCTCCCACATGTACAGTTGCGACCTTGATTGCAATCACCAGTGCAACTACTTTTTGGTAATAATCTAACAATTGTAATTGCAACAGCAATCACTACAGCTAAAATAATAATTATAGTCATTTGCAACCTTTATTAGCAATTTGCAAGAACTCTTGTCTAGCCGCTGGATCCGTTTTGAATCCACCACCTAAGCGACATGTAACTGTGCTAGAACCAGTATCTTCTACACCACGTGATTTAACACAATAGTGCTGTGCATCAATCATAACTGCTACATCTTCTGTTTCAAGAATGAACTGTAAGGTGTGGAAAATTTGCTCTGTTAACCTCTCTTGGATTTGAGGCCTTTTGCTAAAATATTCTACGATACGGTTTATCTTACTAAGCCCTAACACTCTTTGTTTAGGGACATAAGCTACAGTAGCCAATCCATCAATTACTACAAAATGATGTTCGCAGTTAGATTGAACATTAACATTACGCTCTACAACCATTTCGTTGTATTGCATCTTGTTGTCAACTGTTGTACATTTAGGGAATGCTTCATAATCTAATCCCCAAAAGATTTCGTTTACATACATCTTAGCAACACGCTTTGGTGTTTCCATTAATGAATCATCATCTAGGTCAAGACCCAATGTTAGCATGATGTTTGTAAAAGCATTTTCGATGATTTCGATTTTAGCTTTGCGGTCAATACTGTTATTGACTGTAGGAGTTTCAACTCCCATTTTAACTAAATGTTCGTGTACTTTTTGACCCAATTCTGGATCTGTTTTTGTCTTATTGTAACTCATAGATAACCCTCCGTTGTGAGTGTTTTGTTTTGACATTCGCTACCGTTGTGTAGCATACTTATTTATCTTTACTAATTGCCTGTTTAAGAAAAAGGCCATGCCGCATTTGGGTCTAATGGTGGACGTTCTTTTAACTCAACATTCTCAGTGATTATAACACCGTTGTCACTAGCATATGCAACACTAAAGGGCGCCAAGACTATGACATAATCATCTTCAATTTGCCAATCATGTTCACCATCAAACAACCAAGATGCACCACCTTCGTAGTACAACTCTTTGATTTCTTGTTGTTCTAATTCTGGAATATCGTCTGAGAATTCCCAATCTATACTGATAGAATCATCAAACTCACAGCCCCAACCTGCATCTGTTTTACAATAAGCAGAGTTGTCACCTTTCCATGGAAGGTTGCAATCAAGGTCTTCTTCAATAAAACCTTGACCCCAACGATATAGTTCTTCCATATTAAACCAACTGATAGATCCGTCACTATTCTCACGGAACATTTCTACCCGCCAGCTAATACTTTTCTTTTCTAATGGTTTAATACAGTAAACATTTGCCATTTTTAATCCTTAGATTTTCTACCAGAAGTCTTGGCTCGCATACCTTCTTTGTATATTTCAGCCCAACTACGAATAAAGCTACCACGTTGATGGTCGTCTAAGATAGTAGCCGCTCTGCGTTTTACTTCTTTAGGGACTTTAACTGCCCTGCTGTCATATCCTCTGCAGGTCATATATTAAGCCTTTGCTTTTGCTTCAGCACGTGCGGCTTTTTCTGCTGTAATTTCATTACGGCGAGCCTTAACTGCTTTTGCTAATTCTGCTAATGCTTTACGGGCACGTGTACCTGCGGCCGCATTGCCTTTGTTAAATTTATCGTTCTCAGCATTGTATGCTGCCAAACTTGTTTCAATATCGTTATGTGCGCTCATTTGTTTTCCTTTGTTTTACGTTTAGTTTTAGGTTCTGCAACCTTTTTTGCTACAGTCTTAGCTTTTGGTTTAGCTTCAACAGTAGCAGTAGCCTTTTTAGGGGCTGCCTTCTTTTTAGCTGGTTTGACATCTACACCAACAGGAAGAACACTTTCTGCTTTTAGACAAGCGGCTCGAACTTCGCTGACCAATGCGTCCCAATCCCATTCTAATTCTACCTTACCATTTGGATGGGTAGTCACAGTTAAGTGATTACCCTTTACTACCTTGGGCTCAAGTGATTCTTTTGCTTTTTTAATTAAACTGGTTACCATTTTAATATTTGCTTTCTCTAGTGTATTTGCGATAATCTTTATCCATACGCAACCATTGTTGTCCCTTACCTTCTAAGATATCACAGATTCTATCAATCGTTCCATCAGTCCAATCACTGATTTTACCTTGATTCATATGCGGCTGATGTAACATATTATACAACTTAATAGCGGCATCTTCAACAGACCAGGGCGTATACAATCTTGTGTAGTCATTTGCAAACGTTTCTGGGAAACTGCGATACGCCGGATATAATACATTGCAACCCAATGCATCTGCTTCACTAACTGTATTACTTACCCAGTCTTGCAAAGCACAGTTAAACAATATTCTAGTATCATTTAACAAACCGTAATATGCATTCTTATCTAGGTCTTCGTATACTTTTAATAAACCGCGACTTTGAAAATCTTTAGTGCGTTGCATGTAACTGTCATTATTACTTTTTAAAGCACTACCACTGAACACACAGAATTCTACGTTTCGGGGTACACCATGACGATCTACTAATCCATATCGGTCAAAGAATTCTTCAATCACATCCATGTAGAAGTCTGGTTGCTTTTCTTGATCCCAACGTGCTGAAAATGCAATACGCATCTTACGCTCATCGAATGGCTTGATGACATTACCTACACGACTACGAACTTCTTCTTTACCAAACGCTAGACCACTAATATTATAGATAGGAGCTTTCCAACCCGCAATCTTCATGTGCATTACCATTTCTTCATTTGAAGCAAGTACACCATCAGCAAAACTATCAACCATCTTCTCGTAGTGACCCATGAATTCACTCATACCCCATACGTGTACAAAGTCATCAGGGTCAATACTTTGTGCTAGACAGCGAACAAAAATCTTAGGACGACTTGTGATCGGAACCTGTTTCATAATGTAGGGTAATGACTCAATGCCGGGCTGAAACATATCTTCAAAGTATACGATATCACCTGCACCAACTAGTCCTTGCTTCATCATCTTAACAAGATTCATTAGTTGACTCATACCAAAGTATGTGCGACCATGTGCGTCTAGTACTTGACCTGTAACAATAGATTGGTCATTATTTAATGTTTCACCGGGCACGATAACATAGTTAATGCCACGTTGTTTAAAAACACGCTCATTCCACTCTTGCAATTGTAGAGTGTATCGTGCTTTGTATGGTTCCAAGCCCATGTAATATAATGTTTTCATTCTTTTCTTTCAATATCTTCTTCTACACAAAGTGAACCATATTGAATCTCTACAATACGACAAATTTCACTGTATGGATTACTTAATTGATGCCAGTCACCTACTGGAATTTTATATGAATTATGTTTAGTTAGTGTTTGTGTTGGTAATGAATACCCATTAGACATCATAGAATGGACATCACACTTGCCCTCACTTACTAACCAGTATTCGCTTCTGTTATTATGTTTTTGCATACTCAATGATTTACCCGGATCAATAGTTAATTCTTTTACTTTACAACCTTCTACATCATGTAGTATACGATAATATCCCCATTGACGCAATGTTTTCGGTTGTTTCCATTCACGTAGTATCCAACTACTACTGTTCATTTTGTTTTCACCACCTACAGCAAAGACAAATTCCACATCATCAAACACCATTTCTGGTATGTTTTCTTTTGTTCTGTCGCCACCATTTGCGAAAATAATATGTGCATCTGGGTACATCATTTTTACATTGCGAATAGCTTCAACGCTAGAACCATCATTATCATCATAGATAACACAATGATCTACCATTTTTAAATTCTCAATGATTGACATGCGTTCAGTAATCGGCATAAAAGGTTGGCCCTTCTTGCGAGCCAACCATGCATCACTATTCAACCCGACGATTAATTTATCGCCTAGTTTTTTTGCAGCCTTGAAGTATTCAATGTGACCGCTATGTAATGGATCAAATCCACCAGTGACTAATACTATTTTCATGGACGTGCGTGTTCCACCCATTGATTTTTTGCAGGCTTACCTGACATGCATTTTGCAAATTGACGGAACACATAACTACGTTGGTCGTAGAGGTCTGCTTCGTTATACTTATAACCATAATCTTGACAGAATTCAAGATACTTTTCCAAGTCCTCAAAGATTTGTTGAACACGTGGATTAGATTGATATTGTTGTTTTGCCATTTTATTAATTCCTTTAAATAGCGAGTTGTTGATAAGGTCTTGTTGTATTGTAATAAATCGTTGCACCGTTCTCATTATCTTCTGAGACAGTGATTTCAATATTACGATCGGGATAGCGAGTAGCGATTTGCTCATAGAGGTCATCACTAATCATTTCACATGACTTATAATTCAATTCAAGTGTTCCGCCTTTATAGAGATTCTCTAACCAGCGTTTAAATTGAATGAATTCAATATCCCTGTCATTGTGAAATACTTCAATCGCCACGTTAAAGTGAAAGATATGACGATGTGGAGTTCCTAAAAAGCTAACATCATACTCATCACCTGTTTTAAGTGCTGGGTCTGTTGCTGCCGCTGGGTACATATGAATACCCTCTTTTTGAAATGTTACAAAAATCATACGCTTGGCATGATGTTTGATTTCATTGCGTTTCATTTGTAATGCTTGATCTCTTTGTTCCATTAGTAAGTCCTATTTAATGTAGCCCATGTTAACCACTGATGAAATGTATTATACACTATTTCAGCTTCTTTGTCATCCTGATTTACCCGTTTACCACGTACATAAAACCCATCTTTTGCTACACGTAGCATTTCATCTGAACCACCTCTAAATGAAATAGTAGATTCTTCGGTTTCAGCAGTTAGTGTCGATTTAATAGATAGTGATGAATTACTGTTCATTTAAAAAATCCTGTACTTTCTAAGTGTGGTAATAAAATATTATTTAACCAAACCATATGCCCATGTGCGTTTGGGTGAGGGTCAACTATTCCTCTAAAATATTGCAAATCTTCCACTTCAATTGATTTTAAATATCCATGTATAGATTTTGTTGTAACTAAATTTGATCTATCTAATAATTCATATAGATGTTTGCACTGATTATTACTTTTGTGAGATTCTATACAATCGTTAACACCATCCATATAATATTGTTCATATAATTTAATATTGTGAACTTTACATATAGATTGTAACATAATCATGTTCTCTAATGAAAGTATTATGGACTCCTCTATACCATCACAAAACATCAGATATTCTTTAAAGAAAGGAATTTCATCATGCCATCCACCGGTTATATACCAACCACCGTTTTGATTATATGGAATACAATGATCGGTATTCACCTCACCTACACATGCAATACTATCACCTGAATTCTCTAAATCACCAAACTGCAATTGATATAATAATCTATCTTGTTTAGTCCAATGCTCTACTATTCGTTCAATGGTATCTTTATTATTGATTAACCAACTACGTCTGTCATGTCCCGACCACATTACAAACACACAAATTTCTTCAGGCTTATACCCTTCACTCAATGCTTTATGTATAGCATGAACCGTTTTCTTTTGTATAAGTTGATTACCTTGGCTACTTAATCCCCTGTGGTCAAACACTAATTCAGGATTAATTCTTTTTAGATTTCGTTCTAATAAATTTACCCATGTGAATGGAGTAGAGGGGTCGCTAAAACTACACCCACATGTTATAATTTTCTTATACTTCATTAATGATCGTCACTAAGGTCTACTGAATTGTGGTCATTATCCCATTGGGCACGAATCATCATTCTAAGTTCTTTGTTATATTTGTCTTTAGTTTCTTTTAAATCAGATATCTTTTTAGTATCAGTAGAACCATTCTTTTCTAAATTAAAGATTTGGTTATCTAATAATCTAACTGATTCTTCTAGTGTCTTAATACGACTTCTATATGGCATATCATTCTCCTAATACTTTTGCGATTTCGTCATCACTATCTTCAATGACTTCATCAACTTCTGGTTCATCTGTATTTACTTCAAATAATTGATCAAACATTGTCATAGCATTAACTGTACGCTTACCACTGATACCTTGACTACCCGATTGAAATTGCATCCAGTAGCTACGATGATAATCAATCAAGTCAATAGATTCTTGTTTAGTTTTCTTACTAAAAATTTCATCAACTAAGTCACCAAAGAACTTACTACCTTCAAACTTATGAATAAGCATCTTGGGTACAATACCTGTTTCATATTGACGATTAGCCTCTTGAACTGCATTCATATGCATCCAAACATTATGACTTTGAATTAATGTATAACTCAATGTGTCCCAGCTAGTTTTAGTTTCTTTACCATGTTGTCCTAAGAATCCATGACCCCTATAACACATATCCTTAAGTACTAGTTTATCAGTAACTGGACTATCTGTAAAGAGTTTATGGATACCCTCTGACAATACGGCATCACGGTACTTACGATTATCTATTGCATAATCTTTCTTTTCAGCGGTCTTTTCCATACTGTATGACCATTTCTTATTATGTTCAATGTTAGTATTGAAATATGCTAAACCTTTAGCCGCACTATAGAATGGGCTTGCACAGTCAAAAGTAATTTGTAGTTTAGGGTTGTGATACTTGCGAATAGCTTTCTGAATGTCAGTAAACAATACAGCATACTCTAAGATACTTGTACCCAAACAGTGAATCAAATCATGTTTACCTTCTACCAACAACCCATCATGTATAATATCAACCATGCGTGTTAACATCAAGTGTACATCAATCTTATTCTGACCACCGAACGCCCAGCCATTAAAATGATTATCTGGATATATATTTGGGTCACAATACTTCTTCATTTCATTATACCAGTCTTCGGACTGACCATGATTACGACCTTGAAGTACATTTAAGAACTTGCATTTACCATTACGATTCTTAATAAAGTATTCATTATTGATATGAGTAGCAGTAATAGCTTCTTCAATAGTACTGATACCATGCAGGCTATTACCATTCTTATCTTTCATACCGAACGTTGTTAATGACTGTGACGGGATATCTAAACACATGCCATAGTCCATGTATGTGTCCATCCAGTTCAATACAGCTTTACGCTTTACCATAGCACGTGGGCAGTTAGGATCTTTCCAGTCTGCTGGCCATTGACCTTTAAGAATCTGAAATCCACCAGAGTCACCTAACATAAACGTACCTTCTTCACGTTCTCTAATGATTGATTCACTAGGATCGTCTTTAGTAGTATCTAAGTTAGCGTGACCAGCACTGTACAATCCCCATTTATAATAATAGAGACCTTCTTTGCTATTTAAGAAATTTAGTTTCTCAACATCACCATTGAATTGTGCAGGGATTCGTGCTTTATCAAAGTACTCTTCACCTTTACGTTGCTTACCCAAGCCAGCAATATAAAAACTACTGACTGCAGGTAAGAACAATGCCCATTCAGGGTTTTGTTTTGCTGATAGATTATCTTGTTCCATTAAACTTTTACTTTTATTTTGAGTTAGCTGGGAGTCTATAGCAATATGTAGCTAAGCCACTGTCAACTACAATCTCAGTTGCACCTGCATCACTGATACGAACAATTTTGTCCCCGACTAGATCCATGATACCAATGAATTGTTTTACGGGCCAGTACCAGCCTTTAGCCAATGCACCACCTACATCTGAATGAAACACAAAGCTACCACTGTGTGTTGATGGGTCACCGAAATAGAATTTCAAGTCATTACCGTCAGTTTTAGCAACGAAATGTTCTTCTTCGCTATTAGCTTGTGCTTGTTTCTTTAGTCGCATAATACCAGCAACAGTAGGCTCAAAGCTAACGTTCCACGGGGGAGTTTTAAAGCCAACTGATTTAATTTTTTCTTCAACAACAGTTTTGTACATCAAACGATAGTCGTTGATAAAGTCACCTGTCTTTGTTTCAAAGTGAATTGCACCGGGAACATCTTCACCGTCACGTTGTGTTTTAGAAACATTGATTTTAGCATGTTCGTCATACTCATCAAAGCCAACGATTGTTTTTAGTTTACCTAAGTTAGGCATACCAAACACACCGATGAAATCGTGAATAGGATGTTTAAATGATCCGCTAAGGATAAGAGATTTATCTTCTGCGATAGCATTGATTTGTGTCTCTGTGGCAGTACCTGTGATTTTAATCAAATCGATACCAAGACCATGTGTATGGTCAATTAAGTCTTTAAGATAGTCTTTCATGTTTTTCCTTTATGTATAGTACTATTTAGGTAGTTATGTTGTGTATTATAATGGCATTTATTGCGAATGTCAATAAGCAATTTAACCGAAACTGAATAAGTCATCAAATGTAGATTTAACATCAATGTTACTCTTAATGTCCCAATTCAATACACCGAGTAAGTTGTCAATTTTTTCATCAACTAGTGTTGATTCCATTGCGTCATCATCAAATGGTAATTCTTTGAACCATGTAGGTAAGCGTAATTCATCAACTGGGTAAGCAATTGAATTAAATCCTAATGGATTGGGTTTTAATTTACAAACGATAATCTTCATACCATCAACAATTTGTTGACTGTAGTTGTCGCCGTTCATTCTGCGTAGATAGTTCCAGTTGATAGCGGCTCTAGCGTGACCAACACCACACTTACCTGTTTTCTCAAATATCTGTGTATGCTTAGTCAAGTTATTAACTGATTTAGGTGAGCCTTTAGTCCAACTGTCTTGTTCAACTAGTATACGCTTAAACTCTTTAACACGCTCAATTACTTCTTCACGATTTTTACCTCGTTGAAGAACCATTTCAAGCACATCCATTAAGAATTCTTGTACATACTTAGGAGTATCAGCACGTTTCAAGTCAAGACCCATAGCTTTGATATCACCGAGTGCACCGTCTTTGTCTTTACGCTTACCTTCTTTATCAAAGATGTTGATAGCATAACGCTTCTTAGTGATAAAGATACTACGATCACCAATCAGTTCACGACCAGCTTTAATGATAGAACCGTTCTTTCTAGGAGCATGAAATGCTTTCTCCATGAACGCCGGGAACGATTCATTAGCCTGATCAGCAATACCATCATACAATCCGATGCAAGTCTCTTTATCCCAAATCAAGTCACCACTCTCAATTTGAGGCTTAAGAGCAGGATATGCAGTGAAATAACATGAGTCAGTATCACCATATACAATTGCAGGACCTTCGTGATTATAATCACCAGTGACAGATTCATTGATTGTACTCATCATATGACGAACAATTTGACGACCACTCAATGTTACACTTTGACCGATACGCTTATCATAGAAACGACAATGTTCATTCAATAGTGCGCCATATGCTGAGTTAAGTAAAATCTTACGAACAAGCTGTCGCTTATCGTAATATTCAAACTTGTCAGTACCATATGCTTCTTTAGCTAGTTTTTGAGTTTCTTTACGCTCTGAGTACCAGCGACTAAGTAGACCGGGAACAACGCCTTCTTTTTCATAAGTAAAGATTGTACCATTAGCACTTAGCATCCAAGGCTTATGACTGTCAAAGATTAGTTTCCAGATTTCTGCGGCTGACATTTCTACTGAACGACCATCTTCATAGTCAACAGTAAGCATTGTACCACGCTCTTGGTTCATAATAGCTGTATATTCTAATGAGCCGAACATGTTCTCCCATAATATAGCACCAGTTACATCGTCATCACCTTCTTTGAAGTATTTCTTTCCTTCAGCAAGATTACGACCCTTTTCTTTCATGTAGTGATCGGTTAATGTTTGTCTGACTTGTGCGACAATCGTTTCTCCACCCATGTTGATTGCACGAATAACCGAGGGATAGAGTGAGTTAATATCAACGGCTCCGACCCATTCGTGCATACCTCTTTTCGGCGTAGCAACATAGGCACCTGCCGCTTGTTGGACTTCTTCTGCATTTTCAACCTTTCGTTTTTTATCTGGAACTACAAGCCCACGTTCGTGAGCCTCATTAAAAATTGCCATCTCAATCATTGCAACTGAACCCATAACTGTTGGGAGCAGTACTGTATTTTCATGTGCAAGTTGATTAGCTAATTCTAAAAACTTAAGTTTGTTGTGAATCTTCACCAACAACATCGTATCTTGTCTGTTGTATTCAATGAACTTTTTAAAGTCTTTGTTATACAACTGGTCAAGTGTACCTTCATATTGTGTTTTGTTTTCACCGACTTCCATCTCACCGATAGAGTCTAGCTTATAGCTGTGGCGTGATTCATAGTTATACTTTTTGTACAACTGTAAATAGTCCATGTGAATACGACCTACTAAGTCATAAGTTGTTTCACTTTTACCGAATCGTTCGTATTCTCTAGCTTTGGGCAATTGACCCATCAAGCAAAACTTGCGTGTGTCATCTTTACTCATCACTCTAGTAACACGATTGACCATGTAGGGTATATCATAGCCCTCTGAGTTCCAGCCCGTCAATACATCAGCATCTTCAATTAGTTGAAAGAAAACATCAAACATTTCTTTCTCATTATTGAATAGCATTGTGTTCTCAAACTCACTTACGATTTCGTTTGCTGTCTCTGGTGTCATATGCTTGGGAGCAATGACTAGAGTAATACATTGATCAAGCCAATCCAAGTAACAACTGATAGCAGTTACAGGATTGAATGGATCACTTGTGGGACTAAATCCTTTAACAGGATCAAAGTCCACCTCAATGTCAAAGAAGCAAGTATGAAGTTTAGGAGCATCAACTTTAAGATAGTTTTCGCTTAAACAACGAAACACTACATTGATATCACTTTCAAATAATGTTTTACCTGAATGGATACGCTTTTCTTTTTCAAACTCTGTGCGTTTGCGTGTACTGAAACGACTTACTGGATTGCCATATATACTACGATGCTTACCCTTAGGATCAGGATAATACATTACATAGTTAGTGGGGAATTCTTTATACTGACGTTTGCCGTTCTTATCCCGCTCTACAACGTAGATACGGTCTTCGTCCCTACTGTGAATAGCATCAACATAACTCATAGAGTTTTGCCGACTGTTTCCAAAATAGTGTTGAGTTCATCGTGGTCTTTGTTAGTCTGACCGAGACTTGCTTTATGAGCAATCTTAATTGCTTTCTTCAATGTAGAAGCCTTGATTTCAAGTTCTTCTGCCACTGCTTTGATAGTGTCATTCAAACCACCATTCAATGTGTCAATCTCATGTAGGACTGTCATGCCCTCATTTACCAATTGTGTTAGTTTGATTTTAGCTTCGTTATTAAACGAACGATTATAGTCTGACATAGGTTCTCCTTAAATAATTAGTTAGTATATATGGTCTGTACAAGAAAGTCAACTATTTTGCTTACCTTCTACAATCTTCTTGACCAAAGTATGAATGCCCGGGTTGACTTTTAATACATGTGGCATCATTTCATTGCGAATATAGTTGCGTGTATATCTGGAATTTTTATTTGATTCATCTTCGATCCATGGCACATTGTGACTCTCACACCAATATATCAAATCTTGTTTACGGGTAGTTAAGAATGGGCGTAATACATTGTTTCTTGTTAATGGAATAACTTTGGGTGTACCATGAAGACTTGACCAGATATATGTTTCAACACAATCATCCAAATGATGACAAGTGATAATTGGACCAAGCTCACTTAGAAAGTCATAGCGTTCTCTACGCCAGTATTCTTCTTGTGATTCTTTACTACCTTTTTGACTGCGAGGCGAACCATACAACATAGTAATATCATTATCACCGCAATACCTAGAAACAAACTCAGCGGCTTTCTCACCGTGTTGTGTTCTGTGATTAAAATATGCAATAGTAACATCATGCTTGCGACTTAGAAAGTCAACAACTGCCATGCTGTCAACACCTCCGCTACATGCAATAGTAATTCGTTTGGGTAATGGAACTGTAATCTTAATCATTCATGCATTATAGCACAAATAATCATTTATTGAAAGATATGATGGTTCTGTTCACCATAAATTTTGATGTATTTACCCGCAAGCATATCTGCCATTGCTTCAATTGGGCTGCCGGGGTAACTATCACCCGGCTTAATCATATCTAGTTCACCTTGGCGAACGTGAACCAATTCATGGAATACTGTGCGTAGTATATCAACTAGGTTACGATTGTTTACGTATACCCAAATACTATCAGCACCCATTTGGTGACCACCAGTGTGATGATTGTTTTGTGCTTCTTCAGTATCCATACTGAGTTCGATTTCGGGCTTAGATTTTATGTGCAATCGTTTACATGCCCACTCACAAAATTTATCGACTTCTTGTTGTAAGTTTGCATTATCACCTTCATCTAATTTATTCTTTACCCAATTATCAGGGGTTCTTTTATATTTTCTTACGAATAAATCATGTAATGCAGTACCGCTCATACTATGCCGTTGAGCAATACTTCGCATTAATTTATCAATGGTATCATAGTCGTGCTTAGCCAATGAGGGTAGCTTTTTTGCTAACTCATCTACAGCAGATTCTACAATAAAATTATTTGATATCATAAACGGCTACTTCTACCCCGTCTTACAAAACAGTATGTGATATAATTTGTTCTTCTGCCGTCCATCGTGCAAATATGGCTTCTTTTTCAGGGGTCATATCTTCATTGATATAAATTTTATATTCTTCTTCAGATAAATTTATTTCGGCCCATTGATGACATGTTAAAAAGTTCTCACCTTTAGCTGATGTATATTCGTGTGTTTGCATAATAAATGCTCCTTAACTAGTATTTATCATTAAAGCTCACTTTAGACTTCTGAGTAGCGAATTCATACATCAAGCCAGCAGCCGGCTACACCACGGTAACGAGTACCGGTCCTAAGGTGTGTTCTTACCAATCGTTTGATACTTCATTTAATTGATGCTTCTCAAAACGTGTTAATCTTTTTAAAAAATCATTAGTTTTTTCTGTAACAATACCAGTTAATTGCAATGTAACTCTAGGGTTATGTCCTGCATTAGCTGTGCAATGTGGTATATTCTGCCAATCAAAACTGGTCACATCTCCGGCATGCCATTGTTGATGATTATAGTTTCCATAGCTCCAGAAATGTCCGGGTTCCCAATCAGTCAATGCTACTTGAATACGCATTACACGCCATGGCTCATTTGGTAACCATTTTTCTAATTTATCCAAATGCAAGTTCCAAACCTCGCCGGGCATCTGTACATGAATACGTTCCATGCAATCCTCTAAACCAAACAAATCACTAATCTTTTTTAGATTAGGAGTTATCTCCCAGTTCAAGTGAGTGATTTGATAATCACTACCATAACCAAATCGTTCTAAATCATAATCTTCTGCGGCTAGTTCTTCTTCGGGTCTGGATTTACCTACAGCACCGCGTGTTCGCCATGTTGCTGGTTTAGCTGTCTTTACTGCATGTTTCACATCTTCACTGTAATCTGCTAGTATTTTACCAATCTTAATTACTTTATCGACCTGTGGATCATTTTTAAAGTTATCAAAATGATAGTTACTGCGCTTTTTACTGTGTTCCCAACTGCTTATCATATTACTGTTACCCTTACATCTGATGCCCCGTAGCTTTGTTCATACTCGCTCGGTGGTAGTTCTATATTTAGCATCTTACATAGCATATGATTAGTTAATGGGATTTTGCTAGGATACTTATATGTTGCTTTAATGATACCTTGATTCTGTTCTTTAATCTTTTCAGCCATGACTTTCAAATTTTGATAGTATTCACTATAGTCAGGGTATGTGATATCAAAATGACCGCACTTGACCCACCAGCCTAAACACGCATCATCCGGACGATGTACTAATACGATAGGACAGTCGGGCCATGTTTCTTTAATGTAATCAATATGATTACTAAACACATGTGATTTGATAATACGAACACCTTCACCGGTAAATGCTTCATCAAAGTCTTTTTCTAATTGTTCTTTAGTATACATAGGCATTCTATGTAGATACTTACCAAACTCCATGCCTGGATCATAGTATGCACCCAAGTGCATCAAGTCTAACTTACCACCAGCATCATGGTAATATGTTCTACTATCACTATAGTCAGAGTGGTCTACACTTGGGCTATAGTAGATGTTCTTTACTACGCTACTCCACTTACTGCCAGGAGCTCCTGCTACAAAGATATATTTCATAAGTCCTTAATTAAATCTAAAATGTATTGTCTTGTATGTGCATTGACTTCACGTTCTGGATGCCAACCTATACCTAACATACGTTGTGACTTATTTACTGCTAATTCAACTATACCATTATTATCTTGTTGCAATACTTCAAATCCAGGAGCAAGTGTATCTAGTTGAATAGTATGATGGCATGTTACATTAAACTGTGGCAGTGGTACTATAACGTTGTCGTATGGATGATCCATTAACTTATGTGTACCGCCCATAACATGATTGATGAAGTGTGCCCCACGACATACACCTACTGTAGGTGTGTTTGTTAATAAACATTGTTGAATCAAGCTATTTTCAAAATCATCACGTTTTTGATAATGATTGTCACGCCATGTTTTAATGCCGGGCATATCATTACCGCCTGCTAGTATGATTAAGTCAAACTCATCTGTTTGTGGTACAATACCATGACAGCATAACGGAACAATATCATGTCCTGCTAAAAAGTCATACCATTCATAATTGATAGCCGCATGCCACGTATCACGCAACTTGCGGGTCATCTCCATTGATAAACCTATTTTCATTTGTTAGGATCTATTCTTCTAGCAATAGGTTGCCACACTTGTTGAAGTCTAGCCATACTAGCACGAACTCCTGCAGGACTATGTTCTTCCGGTGTAATATACATCATATTTTCTTTAAACTTTACACTTGCTTCAGCACTGCGAATTGCAGGTACAAATTGTTCGTGATACCATTTTTGCACATCTTGAGGTGTGTTGGGTGGTAGAACCATATTCCAACATCCGTGAATGCTTAAGCCTGGTGCAGCCTTACTCATTAGCGGCGCAGATTCTAATCCAGGTAAGGGTTTAGTATCAGCTATACCTATTAACTTTAATTTGCCTGTTAGTACATGCGGATACCCAACTGCAACAGGAGTCACACCAAATTCTACATGACCTCCCATAACATCAAGTAATGCCTGTGCCGGTCCTTTATACATTAATGTTTCAATTCTGTCGCCACCGGGTACATTTAACTTATCAGCAAGATATTCAACTGCCAATTTATGTCCACCACCTCCAATAGCAATTGTGATAGGGCGTTCTTTTTTACGAATGGCAGCAACTAAATCTTCAGGCGTGTTAATCTTACTACCAGGATGTGCCCAGAATGCTAATGGACTACGTGCAATATTAGCAATTGGTTCTAAATCCATTGGGTTATATTTAATTACTTTAGAATACCATACTTCGGGGGTGACCCAATTACTCTGACATGCTGGAACGCTAATAGTATGACCATCTGCCGGGACAGTAACGAAATAGTTGATAGCTATATTGCCGTCTGCGCCGGGTCTATAATCAGGTACAAATTTTGCCCCGGTTTTCTTTTCTACTATATCTGCTACAATACGGAATGATATTTCATTCCCTGCTCCCGGGCCGTTCGGGAATATAACTGTTATGGGTTTTGTTGGTTGCCATGCAAATGCAACTAACGGTATAAATGTTAATAATATTAAAAGTTTTTTCATCAATCCTCCAAAATAACTATGATGTAACTATTATTTAGTCCATCTTACAAAAATTATTATAAATATTAAAATTTTTAAGTATTAATTGATAATTTTGCTTTCTCTAGTAATTTTTTAGGATGCAAACTTAACCAATATTTAATGTGCATTTTTTGTGCGTCATTACATGAAATATTAAAATTGTTGCGTAAAACATTTTCAGGGTCTTTAATCAATTCATGTAAATTAATTCTTATGTCAAATTGATTGAGTAGTATTGCCATACCTTTTTTATATAATTTACCATCTATTAATTCTGTACGCCGTAGTATTTTTTTTACTCCTGTAACTGACTCTATTTTATTAGGTCCAGTTTTATAAAATAAGCTAGCTTTTTTATAGTAAGACAATCGCAATTCGGTATGTATATCAGTATAGATGATAGCACTTTTTCCTGGAAATGATCTCCACTGCGGTAATTTGTTACAAGTATAAAGTACTTTGGCTTTATCGTAATATTGTTGAGATAACGTTAGTTCGTTTTCTGGCCAAACTTCGTTCTTTTTCCATTCATTTGAAGGTTCCCATTGTTTAGTGTAAATGTGTTCTTTAAAATTTTTAAACCATAAATCATATGGTAATTCTGAATCGTCACCAAAATTACATCTGTATTCTTCACTTAGTAACAATAAATGCAAAAAGAAAAAACCACCGTGCCCACCCATATAAAATATGTTCAAATCTTCTTTTTTTTCGGGTATCATAATAAAAATTAAATATATGATTATTTATCAGGATTTTATTATGAACACAAAAATTTTTAAGTTAGTCAAAGAAAATTTAGAACTTGCGTTTAATTTACCCAAGTATTCTAAAATTTCTATTGATGAAAACACAATTGTACAAGACTTACCCTGGACTCCTGCACGTTATAAGAAATTCAAAGACCATGTATGGGATGAATTACAGATCCAATCAGATTATATAGGTTCTTTGCGTGATATAGTGGCTGATTTGTCAGAACGTTATACACATCGTTTCTTTGCTGAAATTTGGAAACCAAGAACAGGTGACTATGACCATAGTGGTTGGGCATTAGCAGAAGAGGTTGCTAAATCAAATCCAAAGAAAGTATTAGATGTTGGTTGTGGTTATCATCCCTTTAAGGAGCGTATACCTAACCTAATTGGTATAGATCCTTACAACAACTGTGCTGATTATGAAGTTGATATACTAGACTATAAAGTTAAACCTGAATCACATGATGTAATCATTGCACTAGGTTCTATTAATTTCAACAGTAAAGATGAGATTGAAGAACGATTCAGTCATTGTGTATCATTGCTTGAGAAGGGTGGCAAGTTCTATCTACGTGCTAATCCAGGATTACCTCACAAGACAGGACCGTATGTTGATATTTTTCCATGGAGTTTTGAAATTGTTAATGAGTTTTCTGAAAAGTACGACCTCACATTACTAGAGTTCAAAAAGGAACCTGCCGAACTTGGCAGGCTATATTTTGTTTATCAAAAGAATTAATCTTGTGAATTAGCACCACACTTAGCACGTTTACTTTTAGTTAAAGCACCGTAGTCAACAGGCCACTCTTGACCCGGTGCTATTTCTTTGGCGTTTGCAGGAAATGCATACTTAACACCTGCATATTCCTGTATTTGTTGTATGGGAGCACGAAACTTTGTTAAATCATTGCCTAAGTTAACATACGGCTTTTTGTGAGGGAAAGCCCAACCGGCAACTTCACCTGTCGCTTGATTGATAACAATCTTATAGTAACCATGTGGTACAATGATACCTTTGAATGATTCATTACCAGCGCCATAGTATGCGCCAACGTATATAGTAAAAGTCTGATTTCGTTGTACTGCCCATCCTCTTACTGATGTCTCTAATAATTTCCATATTCCCCTGTTTAAAGATCCATGTTGGGGGTACATATTTGTCATTAAAAAACTCTCGTATTCTACTTGTTGATTGTAAGACAGGTCACCATCAGGCACGGCATGACCTTTATCATAGCCTGTACCGATATAATCATCTGGCTTCGCACCTGTACCTTTTAATGATTGGTCAGCAACAAATGCGTTTGTTCTTGGAAAGCAACCTAATGCATTCTGTGGTAATAATGTATATGCTACATAAACAGGAATCTTCACAGGAGCATCATATGCTACTAGATATGCTTCACGACAAATAGGCTGTGCTGTTCTTTGTGTTTGTGCAAATCCATATGGACTATGTACTTGACATTGGTGTGGTGGTAACGGTGGGCGTTGGTCCCAGGCTGATACGGTTAATGATAGTGTTGCTAATAATATTGCTATAATTTTTTTCATGCAATCACTCACGTTCTGTTTTAAGGGTAGAACGAATGAACCATGCTTTTTTACCATACAAATCTTGTAGTTCAGCCATATAGTTTTCTATACCATGTTGATTTTCATTTGCCGCTTCAGCAAACATAGCAACAACTAATTCACTCATCTTTTCGCAATCCTGTAATGATTCTGCAAACATTAATTGAGCACGTGGAATCTTTACTTGGTCTTGAATGATACTTAATTCAGCATAACGTGATAAACTGCCTGGAGTATAAGCACCTAATATTCTGATGTATTCAGCAATAGGATCGATAGTAGCACTTACATCACTATACAATGTATCAAAGAATGCGTGATATTGCGGGAAGTTGCTACCTTCAACATTCCAATGAAAGTTTTGACTCTTGATGGCAAACGCTTGTGTACTAGCTAATAGTACTTTTAAGTTATCTGATAACATTATTTAGGATATCCTTTTCTATTCCAATAAAATTCATAATCTGTCATTTGTTTTTTCCTTGACAATGTGCTTTTTGGCTAAAGCCTTTAGGATTACTACAGTTGATACTGTCTTTGTATTTCTGTGACCACTTTTCATCTAACACATCTTCATTTGATTTTTTCTTAGTGTTAACATTGATTGCTTTACCACTACGCTCTGGATTAGGATCCTCTCTGCGCTTACGTTGAGCGGCACTAGCACGACCCTTCTTGCCTAGACTGTGCGCCTTGGCTTGGGGCAAACACTTTGGTTTACCTTCTCCTGGTTCTTTTGCACATGGACCCTTAATATTTCCTTTAGTATCCATGCGAACCCATTTTTCTTTATTGAACCAATCGTGCAAACTTTCATCCGCTTTTTCAAGACCTTCTAAGATAGAACTTTCATTCTTTTTACCGCCATTACCCCAACTATCTGCGCCTTTCTTGCGGCACTTTACTAACGCACCTGACGCATAAGCACTTGGCCATACTTTATAACGGCTCTTAACTTTGTAGTAACAAGCATCTTTCTTTTCGTTCATCAATTCTTCACTGACCATCTCGCCACCGCAATGTGGGCAACTATGTTGTTCTTCATTTGTTTTATTTTTTGCACAACTACCTGGAAAGCCTGCTTTAGTACCGGCAACTCTATGGTAGCCAGACCAACATTTTAACTCATCTAACTGATCTTCTGCTACACCACTGCGGGTCACTAATCCAATTTCTAAATCAGGGCGATTCTTTAATATAGAATTTCTTATATTTAAGGCAGCTTCTTTAGTTTTAAATGTAACATCTACTCCACCCTTACTCCATACTTTGCCATTAATCTTTAAGCCCCAAACTTGTGTCGGAGTATCTAAATCATGTCTCTCATCATCTCTTTGACCACGACTAAAGCCTGTACGATTAGCATGGTAGTTATTGAATGCTTCGTTTAATTCCTCTAAATCACTATGATTAAACGCAATGTATGTATCACCATTCTCATCACCAGCACGTATTACAAACACACCTGCATCGTCATCACCTGATTCATCTTGACCAATTTCCCAACCCATTGCAGCCAATGTTTTTTGAGCCTTAGACATTTCTTGTTCTGTGCCTAACCACCACTTTGCGGCTAACTGACGTAATATTTCTTCTTCATCAGGTTCACGGTCATCACCACCAACGGGTGCAAATTCTTTTAATTGTTTTTCATCATTAGCAAACTGTTTCTTAGTTGCTTTTATGATGCCACTCATGCGCTTGTCACCACGCTTGTAGTCGCCTTCACTATCCGCTGTACTAGCATCAGCACCTGCGGCTTTTTTATATTGTCCTAACTTCTCATTAGACAATTCGTTTAATTGTAAACCTTTTAGAATATTGCTCATATTATTTCTTCTTGTTCTTGTTGTCTAACATGCCACGCTTGTTAGCTGTAGCCCAAGCAATGTTCTCTGCTTCGTCTTTACTCTTACCTAATTTCTTTTCTGATTTTTCAATGTGCTTAACCATACGGTCAACTTTAGCACCTTCAGTCATGTTTTGCTGACCATACATATCAATCATTTGTTTAATAAAGAAATTGTAATGACCGCGACGGCTATTGTATTCTCTATCTCCAAGTACAGTCTTTAATGCTTGTACAGCATCGCTTACTTCAGCACCACGCATCATTTTTAGTGCATCAGTAACAAGTGAATCAACTCTAGTACCTTCAACTACTGATTCTTGCTGAATCTGTTTGCCTTCTAAGTACTCACGTATAGTGTTTAGATAATCATTTGCCTTAATAATCTTTTCTTGTACCCAACCTTCAAGTCCTTCATCTTCACTAACATCTTTAATCATAGCATAAACTTGTTGAGCATTCTTTGCGGCACTGAATAAATCACTACGTGCCATCTCAACTTCATGGTCAACACGACTTTGACCATGTGGTACGAATCCAGTTTTCATTTTGCGTCCTTGTCCAGGAACTAAAATGATATCATCTTCTTGTAGGTCAGCTTCACTGAGTTCAGCACTTTCGTTGATGCTGTTACTGTAAGGGCCTTTTTTCTTTGCTTTAGCACCCATTACTTTTTTAACGGGTTCTAAACCAGATACTTGAGTTCTTGTTTGAGTTTGACCCAATGGCATTGCTACAGTTGATACTGAGCCGGATGTTGTAGATTCTGATATTTCTGTGAAACGCATAATGGAATTCCAATGTTATATAGTATTTATCAAAATACTACACAATCAGAATTTGCCGTTTGCTTTTGCTGTTGGTGGGATTCCGGCTCTGCTAGTGAGCCATCCGAATGCTTTTGCATTCTTTTTGATACTATCAGGGTGTACATCTACAGTTAATGCTGTCTTAAAACGCGGGTCGTTTTTCTCTTTTTCGCTAGGAATGTAACCACTTGCTTCTGATATACCACCGCGATATCGTCTATCTTTCATCCCACCATATGGATTTGTTGCAGATGTTTTTTCTGATGCATATTGAAGTGTTTCATCTTCACTGACATTGTATGTAGGATCAACTTTCTGACGCTTCATACCTTTAGGTTGATTAGGATCAACTGGATCAATGTCAGTTGTTGTCAATCCTGTCTTTTCTAGGTCTTTAATGTATTTGTGTTCAGTATCTTCATCACCAAATGAAAAAATAGTACTTGGTGGACCTGCACCGAAGTCATGCTTACCTAACCCTTTAAGATTACTAATATGTTGACCTAATTTATACCAGTCATACACATCACTAACATCTACTTTAACTGTGCCAGCTGGCATTGTAGGTTTGAACTCAGGCCCTGGTGGGGTAGCATTAGGATGATAATCATCATTAATAGGTTGATACATCGTTTCAATAGTTAACTTCTCACTATGTAACTTGTCTCTTAAATCATATAGTTTTGTAATGTATCCCTGCGCTCTTAATGCTTTGTATGCTAAATTCTCAGGACCAAACTCGCCACCCTTATCTAATCCTGATTGTCTATATCTTTTAATTGTTTTAATTATGTTACTTACTTTACTATATTTTCTGGATTTTAGGGCTAGCTCTATTAATGTTAATAACTTTTCATATTTTGTTTTGGTGGCAGTTTGGTCAAAATTGGCTCTGCGTTTTGATGGGATTTTAAGCCAGTTATCATTTTTGAGACTGTACTCACCTAGACTTACGACTGGTTCTCTGGCGTCTTGTACATATAACTCTACTGGTATCCCATGTATCTTTATATCATGGCTATCATTGTATAATGATTTCTTTGCTGTAAATAATTCTCTGTAAACTTCATTGTTTGGCAACTTACTCATATCAACTAATATATGCAAGTCTAGGTCGCTGTTAGGTGTATAACTGTATGCGGCATTAGATCCAGATACAGTCATGTCTGCTACATCTAATCCATTAATGCCTAGTTCTTCTAAAAAATCTTCTGCTATGATTAATAATTGTTGTTTTACTTCAGGACGCAAACGATTATTATTCCATAACTTAGGGTTCAATTTGTCATGGAAACTAATGGCGTCGGAGATACGAAAGGAATCAAGTTCTTTTAAATTCATATTGTATTTATCAAACAAAAGCCCCTTTCGGGGCTTTTTTATTATACTTTAATTGATTTAACTTCGTTGCCGTCTTTGTCAACTAGCTTTAGACCAGCTTGTTGTTGCTGTTCTAGGAACATAGGTCCGATTGTTTTCATCAAATGTTCTTGGTTCTCTTGGCAGAAAACATATGAACCACTGTGACGTAACAATACACGCTTATCAACCCAGATGCGTCCACCGATATCACGCCAGTTTTCACAGAATGTCCAGTCTTCGCTATAGTAACGATTCTGACGAACTGCTGTATCAAAGTATGTCTTTAGATGCTGGTCAAACTTTGGATCTAAACCGATATCGTTCTTATACTGCTTAACTGCAGGGTGAGATTTCATCTTTTCAAATACATGCTTCTTCATTAACAAGAAACCTGTACCTGCTTTAGATACTTCTTGTAAGCCATCACTGCCTTCTTCTGCACCTTCAAATCCATTAACTACCCACTTAATTGGCATAGTCTTCATTGGGTATAGTCCACCGATAACATCAACGTCACGATTCAACAATACCAACAAGTGCCATGGTTCCCAACCAATGTCAGCATCAACAAAGAATAAGTGTGTTGCTTCTGGCATATCTAGGAATTTAGCAGTAAGGGTATTACGTGCTCGGCTGATGAGTGATTCATTAACCATTGTTTCTAATGTCCAGTCAATACCAAGCTGACGAGCAGTGTTAGCCCACTTGATGAATGACATGAATGTTGATTCTGTCAACATACCACCGTAACATGGCATAGCAATGTGTACACGGGTAGTTTTTAAGAAGTCAACGTTAACTTGAACTTGACCCTGTTGCGGGGCTTGTTGCTGTTGTTGTGCCGCTTGTTCAGCGATTTCTTGTACCTTTTCTACGGGTACAGTTTTTTCTTCAGTTTTTTTGGTTTTCTTAGTTGCCATTTGGTCCTCTTGTTAAGATAGTAATATTTACATCAAAACAAGGGGGTCAAATTATTTTTCTTCTAAGTAATCTATGGATTCGGGTATATACTTTACTAAGTCAGACATATCAAATACGAAGGATCTACCATAATTATCCATCCAAACTCTAGCTTGGTCACCTTTAATTTCTGCTATCTCACCGATACCTTTATAATGTCCTGCATTGACTTTAACCATATCACCTACACCTAATTTAGTTCTTGTGAAACTTCCACCGATGTTAACTGGTCTATCACCTGCAAAGTTACCCTGATCTCCCCATGGATCGTTTTCTATTAAACTTGCGCCAGCAATACCTGTACCTATACCAGCACTTGCTAATGTATACTTGATTGTATCACTCCAATTCTTACCATTGATACGTGAAACAACTGTAGGAATAACTGTGTTTAATATTGCTTGTAATGCTAAGTTAGTTTGTGCAGGGCTTAGTCCCATCTTCTGTGCTGTAGTTAATATACCGCCTGCTAATACTGCACCAACTGTAGTAACGATACCACCTTGGATATATGGGTTCTCTTTACCCTTCTTAAAGATATCAACTAACTTGCTACGAACATCAGGATCATTTGTTTTCTGTAACAATCCACGAGCTTGGTCAACATAGTCAGGTAATTTTTCTTTATGAATATCATTTACTACTGGCTTATAAAAATCTATTACCATTGAAGTGAGTGGGTCAGTTTCTTTATCTTCATCTGTAACCTTTCTAACATAGACAGTA